ATTAACTCGCCCAATGAAATCGCCTTCATGATGAACCTTTTGCGGGGACCGATTGAGCGAATCACAATTCCCTTCAAGACCATTCCTACGTGGGACGAGGAGAAGATCACCAAGGCGTTCCGTACTCTTCCCGAGACTGATACGATTGAGTTCAATACGCTAAAAAAGCAGGTGATGGTCACGCGCAATCCGCCCCAGTTTCGGTCCACATACAATGGCGAGGGTGATCGTATTGCCGTTCAGTACATGAAGGACATGCCGTACGTTCCTCAGGCCGCAGACTGGGTTGCATCGGTAAAGACCAAGATTGAAACTGAGGTCGGTGGCGGTGAGATTGCCACGGAGCGCGTGACAACCGAAGAGTTTCAGTGTTTGCCCACAGACTATGAAGAGTTTGCAAGCTTGTTTATTGATGGACTGAATGTGAAGAACCCCATGTTGTTTCGTCGTCGTATTCAAGGACTGGTTTCGTATTTCAAGGGTGCCGACGAGCGTCTTCTTCCGAAACGCATTGAACTTGAGGATACGCTGGAGAAGGTTCCAATGTCCAAAGAACAGTTCACGCGCTACCTTGAAGCCCGTTGGATTGAAATGAAGATTGATTCTCGCCGAGGCCGAAGCAAGCTGAATGAGAACCTCAGTACGTTCCGAGTTCCGACACGCTTGGTCTGCGACTATGCGCTTCCTCTTGACATGAAGAAGCCCGAGGTAGAGGAAGGAGCCGCAGAAGACAAGCCGCAAAAGGTATCGGGCGATGAAATCCGAAAGAAGCTCTTGGCGGAACCTGATCGGTATCTCTCTGAAAAGGGGTTGGAGGTCTTCAGCCCCAAAATGCTGCGAATTCTGAAGAACATAAAGAAGTCCAAGGACGGAAATCAGTTTATCTACTCTCAGTATCGCTCGTTGGAAGGGTTGGGCGTCTTGTCGGCTGTGCTTGAACACGCCGGATGGCAGAGATACAAGCTGTCTCACTCTGCAAACCAGTGGGTAGAAGATCCTGAGATGGATGACCGTCCGGCCTACACCTTTTACACGGGTGAGGAGAAGGAGGAAGAGCGTGACCTGACCCGCCAGATCTTCAACGGCGTCTATTCAAAGAACTTTCCGCCCTCTCTCAAGGAAAGCGTGGAAAAGCGTGGCAAGAAAATTCTGAAGGTGCTGATGGCCTCGGCGTCGGGCGCGGAAGGCATTACGCTCACCAATGTCCGCCATGTTCACATTATGGAACCGCACTGGACTCCCGCTCGTCACGATCAGGTCATTGGTCGCGCGATTCGCATTTGCTCTCACGCAACTCTTCCGATGGAGGAGCGCACAGTTAAGGTCAGTTTTTACATTTCAGTCTTTACGGAGGATCAGATGAAATCCGCAGAATACCCGAACATTGTGGCCATTCGTCGTAACGATATGGTCACAAAGCGCTATGAGGGCGACCCTGTGGAGACATTCATGTCCACGGATGAATACTTGTACGAAACGGCGTATGAAAAGGAGCGCATTGGTCAGCGAATGTCCCTGTTGCTGAAGGAGTCGGCGGTGGATTGCGAGATCCACCGAAAGCTCCACTCCCGCGAACGCCCGCAGGTGTCTTGTATGCGATTTGACAGCACGACAACCGGAGAGGACTTGGCCTTCAAGCCGAACATCAAGAGTGAAGACTTGGATGCCACTGTTCTGCGCAACACATCCAAGAAGCACCGTCGTCTGCAAAAGGTGCTCATCAAGGGCATCTCACTCATCATTGATCCGAACACAAGGGAAGTGTTTGACGGACCTGCGTGGGACGACCATCAGCGCCTGCTGCGTATGGGAGTTATGATGTCACCAACTTCAATCCGGTTTCTGCTTTAGCCGCCTTCACATCCTCCAGCCAAGACGCACACACCTCGTTCCACGTCTTGAAGGTGTAGGCAGCTGCGGCCTTCTTGAACTGCGGAAGGGCAGCGATCATGCGCTCCATCTCATCCGCAAGGTCCTTGTAGCTGAAGCTCGGAGCCCACAGTCCAAGGGGCATGGTGCCTGAGTAATAGACGCGGTCACCGGGCTTGACGAATCCACACACCGTCTCGTCCATGAAGGAACGGTAGGTCCCAATGTCTGTCACAATCTGCGGTGCACCCGTATACAGGTGCTCAATCTGACAAAGCCCGAATCCCTCTCCATCGGAGGTGTTCACGCCAATGTCCGCAGCATTGTAAATCTCGTTAATGGCGGAATCAGGCACGGGCTTTGCCGACGTATCCACCAGCATAAGCCGCTTGGCAAAGTCTTCGGGGTTGAGGCCACGACGCTGGAGCTCTGTCGTGAAGATTCGGCTAATGTCGTAATAGGCGCCCTGCTGAGCATTGAGACCCGTGACAATCATGAAATAGTACGGCTTCGTGGGATCACGAGCAAGAAGCTCCACAAATCCCATGATGGCAAGATCGTGACGCTTCCGCTGGCTGTTGCGGTTTGCATTCACCATGAGAACGGCATTGAACGGCAATCCCATCGTCGCCCGAATGGTGGTTCGGACTCCATCAGGAAGCTTAGAAAACATGGTCGTATCCACCGCATTCTCCAGTGTGCGGACATCAGGGAACTCACCATATGTCTTGAAGACATCCGTCCAATACTGTGTAAAGCAATAGACACGGTGAGCATTCGTGCGAATCGTATCGGCCAGCTGAGGAGCAATGCCCTCGTACACCTGATCCACGTAGACCCACAGCTTATACGGCGACGTCTCCTTGCTGTACTTCATGGCCTCCACGAAGCGGTGGATAATCAGAGGATCATTGTAGATCATGACTACATCAGGGTTGACCATCTCCAGATACTCGTGAATCTTGTTGAAGCCAAAGCCCTCCTCCTTCGGATCCTCGTTTGCAGCGGCATCGTAGGCAACGACACCTGACGGCACCGTGCGAATGTTTCCACGAGACGGGTGGCGCTGAAACCCAAAATGGTAGGTCTTGACTGCTGGGGCCAGCTTTGCAAGCTGCTTGAGGAGATTGAAGACGACCTTGGAATACCCCGTTGTTTGATCTACGTGCGTGCTGATAAGAACGAACCGCATTATGAGAATTACATCATTTCTCCGTAAATAACAAATGCAGGTCAACTCAGCACAGGATTACCTGACTCAACTGAAGCGTCGGATCATCGCTAAATCTCTGGCGGTAGCTCCTCCTCCTCTGAAGCGCAGAACGAACACTCAGTACATCGGTGTGCTCGCCAATAAGTCGGATCGGTATGATATGTTTGTTGCGGGCGTTGGTATCAGTACAATCGGTCCCGCTATACTTGGAAGAACCTTTACGTCTCTGTGCTGTGTTCCAGCCAATACTGCGACTACGACCTATATAGTTTGATCGCCGATTTATGTTGTCCTAGAGTAACAATGCCCGTCCTGCGCCCGTCGGGTTCCGATTTCACATCCTTCGTCAAGGCCGCTGCACAGTACGTTCCTCCTGGACGTAGTGCTAAGGTGTCCAAGTCCGGCGGCGTTCCTGTTGCCCTACCTGGATTAGGTGCTTTCGTCCGCGCGTCACAGGTGGGTGCGTTGGCGTCACCCACAACGAGCGCGGTGATCATTAATGGAGTGACGCCACCACCGGCGGCTCCGGCAGCGCCGCCGGTGGTGGTTAGAGTGCTTCTAGGCGTCGTTTCTACGCTGGCGGGCAGCGTCCAAGGTTCAATCAACGGTACTGGCACGGGCGCGAACTTTAACAATCCGAAAGGAGTTGCTGTGCTTTCAAACGGCAACATTGTTGTGACCGACTATCTCAACTCCCGTATCCGGTTGATAACGCCTGCCGGCGTAGTCACCACACTCGCGGGCAGCACCGATGGCTTCGGCGACGGCACGGGCACGGGCGCCCGCTTCGCTGCCACGCTTGGAGTTGCCGTGAACCCTTTGACCGGCGTGATCGTCGTGGCGGACACCTTCAACCACCGCATCCGGTTGGTAACACAGGCCGGTGTCGTCACAACACTCGCGGGACAGGCAACCGCCGGTTCCGCCGACGGCACGGGCGCGGGCGCAAGCTTTAACTACCCAGCTGGAGTGGCCGTTACCTCGACCGGCGTCATTGTCGTGTCTGACACCTACAACCACCGTATCCGGTTGGTGACATCGGCTGGTGTGGTGACCACACTCGCGGGCAGCGGCAGCCCTGCTTTTGCGGACGGGACGGGCGCAGGCGCGAGCTTCAACTACCCGCAAGCGCTCGCAGTGACCTCGAGCGACGTCATTGTTGTGGCCGACCAGAGTAACCACCGCATACGGTTGGTGACACTGGCTGGTGTCGTCACCACACTCGCGGGCAGCACCAATAGCTTCGCCGACGGCACAGGCGCAGGCGCGAGCTTCAGCTTCCCGTCTGGAGTCGCTGTGACCTCGAGCGGTGATATCGTCGTGGCCGACCAGAGTAACCACCGCATACGGCTGGTTACGCCGGCCGGTGTGGTCACCACACTTGCGGGCAGCACCGCAGGGTCCGCCAACGGCACGGGCACAGCCGCGACCTTCAACAACCCGTATGGAGTCGCAGTGACCCCGACCGGCGACGTCGTTGTGTCCGACACGTTCAACCACCGTATCCGCTTGATAGTGTGATCAATACCTATTTAGTCTAATCTCATTAGTAACACAATATGCCGGGTGGTCTCCTCCAGCTGGTTGCGATTGGAGCACAGAATGAGCTTGTGAATGGAAGCCCATCTATGACACATTTTCGGGCCGTTTATCGGCGACACACGAACTTTGCCATGGAGTCAATCCGTATGACCTTCACCAGTTCCAACCTGAACTTTAACCAAACAACAACCCAAACGATTCCCTGCCGAATTGATCGGTATGCACAGCTTCTTCACGATACGTACCTGTCAGTGACTCTTCCTGACATTTGGTCTCCTCTCTTCTACCTTGGAGCCGAAGCGCCGCCTGCAGGATATGACCCAAGGTCCAACTCCATTGGCTACGAATTTCAGTGGATTGACAACATTGGCTACAATCTGATTGATCGTGTGGAGATCACGGCCAACGGACAGGTTCTTCAGAGACTGACGGGCGAATGGCTGAAATTCTACTCGTACCTGACTCACGATCCCAACAAGCGCAAACTGGTGGACCAAATGGTCGGCAATGTTCCTGAGCTCAATGACCCGGCAAATGCCTATGATCGGATGGGCCAGTATCCTCACGCCGTGCGCCCGCTGAATCAGCCTGGAGGGGTTCCGAACACACTGACGCCCGAACCGTCCATTCGCTCTCGTCAGCTGATCATTCCGCTCCACTTTTGGTTCTGCGAGAATCCGGGCATGGCCCTTCCCTTAGTCTCCATGCAGAACTCCGATGTCTTTATCAACGTGACCTATCGGCCTTTGAACCAGCTGTATACCGTAATTGATGTGGATCCTCTGAACAGGGCAACCACCTATGGTACTCGCATTCGCCCGACGGACAAGGGCTTCAACCCTGACTCCCCAAATGCCCCGTACAGCGCAATTGGCCGGTTTCTGAGCCCGCCGAACATTGACGGGAGTTCGTCCAACCCTACCCTCACGTCCTTTTTCCCCGATCCCTACCTTGAAGGAAACTTCATTTACCTTACGGAAATGGAGATGGCTCAGCTGGCGAGTGCGGATCAGACATTCTTGGTGAAGACTGTCACATACACCAACAATCCTGGACAATACGGAGGCAACTCGGATATTCTCATTCCGTTCTTCAATCTGGTCACGCGTATCGTATGGACCTCGCAGCGGTCCGATAAGATATTGGCAAACGACTGGGACAATTACACGAACTGGGACAATCCAAATCGCGCCCCGTTCACAACGACCGGCACAGCCAACGATGTCTATTCCGCGACAACAAACTCCACAGAGACGCAGACGTTCCTGTACTCCAGCGGACAGCTGCAGATTTCGTCCGTGTATCCTCGTGATCCAATCACGAACGGACAGCTCTTGCTGGACGGCAAGGAGCGGTTTTCTATAAAACCCACACCCTACTTTTCGCTTCTTCAGATGTACAAGCACACAACCGGCGATGCCCCTCAAATACCCGGCGTCTACATGTATTCGTTTGCCCTCAACAACGATCTGTATCAGCCAAGCGGAGCCATTAACGGAAGCTTGTTCAACAAGGTTGTTCTGCGCCTGACACTTCAGCAGCCGCTTGCGACGGCAGCTGGAGTGGCTGCTCAGGAGGAGGCGTATGCAATCACAGAGACTGTGAACGGACCCAATCCCGTCTTCATTACGGCGGCTCAGTGTGCGCTTCGTGATCCTGTTACAGGACTTCCGCTGTATCCCAATGTGATTACAGTCTGGCGTAACGCAAATGGAGAGAATGCGATCTTTGCCTACACCTACAGCCTTGGTGTCTACGTAGAGTCTATCAACTTTCTACGGATCGTCTCCGGTCTTGCGAATTTCGTGTTTGCTAACTAACAATGACTATTGTGATCAACTCCGCCACATGGGGCGACGAACGATCGGCAACCGATATTACCAAAAGCATTCAAGCAAAGGCGTCAGGCGGATATTTGGATACGGTCGCAGACAATAGTCTTGTGCCGTTTGTGGACATTTTTGGAGCAAATACATCTGTGACGTTAACAGATTCGGACAAGGCGCAAATTGCCCGTCAAGCAGCGACGGCGTGTGGAAACTCGTCGGATACAAAGTGCATTGCGTTCCAAACAAATCAACTGGAGACAGTAACCCTGCAGAAGAAGATAGAGGAACAACAGTCGTCTGCTAACATTGTCACGGGTCGTCGGCTGACAGTCACCTTCACAGACCGAGAAACGGGCGTTCAGCGAACGGTTGCTATTCCGGATGGACAAACGGCAAAGATTGGAACACCGCCGGTCTTGTCTCTTCCCACAATGCCAACCGCGTCAGGGACTCTGCTGAGTGGACTTTCTATGTTTGGATATGCGGTTGGGATCGCGCTGTATGTCTTCAGTATTGCCATTGCGTGGCGCGTCATGATGTTGGGCGGACATGAGCGGACTGCCTATGCATTGACGCTCTTGGCGATTCTTGTCCCGTATTCCGGACTTGTGACAACTCCAATTGCCGTTGCAGTGTTCAGTCAAACGGGGAATAATGTGACATCTGTATAATGTTCCAGCTCGTTTGGATTGCGGCAGGGGCTATTGTCGGGATGCTTATTGCCTGCGTCCTCGTTCCTCCCACACGTACTCAGGTCTCCGTGCCGTCTCCACACGACAGGGGCATCTTTCACACGGACACTGGGTGTGTTCGCACACACGCAATCGAGGTGCCCTGCGGACAAGAGGCAGACTCGTTCAACCTACTCGCAAGTCTCACTAAGAAGTAATGCTTGACTTCACCAAAGCCATTGCGCGCGCAAGTCCATTCTTTTCCTTTGTTATTGGACTCGGCATCTCAGCCTTGCTCTTTCACCGTAACTACGACACTCGCCGAGTCCTCGGGGTGCCCTTGGAAGATGTCAATACCAAGACAGTCAAGGTGGATGGAAAGTGCTATAAGTATCGCGTGGAAGATGCCACCTGCGAAATCCCGTCTCCTTCATAAACAATGGAGGATCAAACGTCGCTTGATGCTCTTCTCCCCTCGCCTGGACTTCCGCAGTCTATGCCGCCCATGATGGGTGTGTCCGGTTCTGATCACATTCAGCGCACGCAGATGGCGCCCTCCTTCAAGCCCTCGCTCCCCATGATGCGCATGATGTGGGCCAACCTGACCATGTACATCTCCTTCTTTATTGCCACGGTCATTCTTTCGCTGTCCGCCCCCCGTGATCTTCTCCTTCGCTACATTCCGAATGCATACACGTCGGGAGGCGTTGTGTCTTGGCAGGGCGCAGGTGTTCTTGGCGGTGCGGCGGTTGTTCTCTCACACCTACTCAACGTCTTCCTGCTGAGTTTTCTTGGTTAGTGACTAAAACGGAAAGAATATACAGAAACAAGCCGAATACACTACAAGATGTTTGAGACCACTATTCTTTGCTCCACGGATATTGACGACATTCTCCGCGCAGCCGAGGTTCGTAAGGAAAACGACCGCAAGTATGCAACCCATTTGCTGGAAACTCTCATGGCAGCTGCTCGTGCATCCAATCTCAAGCAGCGGTTTTGGGAGGCAGTCTACGACAGGCGCTCGTCGCGGTTTCTGCTGCATCAACTACACATCATGCAGAGCTACGGTGCTCTCACCTACAATGTAGAGGACATCATCAACGAGTATGATGTGCTTGAGCGTCTTGCCGTGGCCTGTGGAAAGAAGATCGTGTCAAACTATGCGATCAACGGGTCCAATCTCAATGTGTATCTGGAGTTTGTGCCTGAACTTCAGAGCGCCGTACTTCCAACGACATCTGACGCGCTTGAGGAGAGGCGCCTTGAGAAGGAGACATCGTGGTAAAACGGATCTCCCGCCGCGGCCGCGTGTTTATTAAACGGATCTCGCCCTACAGTAACATGCTTCGTCCGAGGTACATGTGTGAGCGGCCGGCATGGTTCTACCCGCGTATTCTCGTGGGTGCCGGTGAAATGCTCACTCCATCTTTTTTACATACCTACAAGATTACTCATGTCATCAACTGTGCGTTTCCTGACCATTCTCCCGCGTGGTTTCAAAATGCCCACCCCGACCGCTATATATGCTTGAATGCAATTGACTCGCCCGACGCAAACATTCTCAAGTGGTATCCGCTGTTTGAAGATGCGCTGTCTGCCTTTTTGCGTGAAAGCGATGGGACGGTCTTCGTTCATTGTCAATGTGGAATCAATCGCTCAGCATTCTTGGCCCTGACGTATATCGTTGAGAAATATGGACTGCCCTACGAAAAGACATTGTTGGGATTGAAGAGACAGCGTCCTTGCATGTTTACGAATTCGGTCTTCAGGAAGCAAACCGAAGAGTTTACAAATGGACGTCTTCAGGATCCGCAAGACAAGGGATCCAGTCGCGACTGGGTCGTCAATGGGAACGCTGGACTCGGTTCATCAGGATCAGGTGCAGTCGTTACGTGATTTGGATGGAAAGCAGGCGGTTCTCCAAGCCAAGTTGGCTGAACTTCGAAGTCAACGTGAACGGTTGAGTACGTCTACGGAGCTGACAGAAATTGTCAAGTGTTCGCAGGTGGATTCTCAGATTCGCGAGATAGATCAGGAACTCATGCGAAGTAACCCAGTGGAGGAGTATTACATGAAAAATATGGACATCTTGCTTGACTATTACGGAAAGGAGGCCCCATCGGTGCCACACGTAGCACCTCCGCCCAAGGAGGCAAATACATTCCTGAAATTCTTTGTCGCGAATACGACCCCCGCGGATACCGGATTGTCCAAGAAGCAGATCTTTGACGAGTATGTGTCTCGTATGAAGCTGAGCAATGGCCCCGATGCGACTCAGTTGCTCACTGAACATTGTGGGGCGTGCAATGTGGCTCGGGAAGAGATTAGTTCAGAGGGAATTCTGGTCTGCCCGTCCTGTGGATCCGAAGAGTATGCATTGGTGGTGTCCGACTTTCCTTCGTTCCGTGATCCACCCAAGGAGCGGAACAATTACGCCTACAAGAAGATCAATCACCTCAACGAGATTCTGAACCAGTTTCAGGCCAAGGAATCTACGATCATTCCCGAAGAGGTGATGAACGAGGTCATTCTAGAGATTCGGAAACGCCGGATTGACAACATTGCCGATCTCTCCGAAGAGGATACGCGCCAAATCCTGAAGAAGCTGGGACGGTCTAAGTATTACGAGCACCGCGCTCACATTCTAAGCCGACTGAACGGAAATCCGCCTCCGACCATCACCCCCGAGATCGAGGAAAAGGTCCGGGCGATGTTTCAAGAGATTCAGGCACCGTTTCTGCTGTACTGTCCCAACGATCGCACAAACTTCTTGAGCTACTCGTACATTCTGTACAAGTTTTTTGAACTGCTGGATTTGGATGAGTACAAGGTGTTCTTTCCTCTGCTGAAATCCCGTGACCGGCTGATTGCCCACGACTCCATATGGGAAAAGATCTGTTCCTACCTTCACTGGGAGTTTATTCGGAGCGTATAATAATGCCAGCTCAGCTTAAAGTTAATGATTTGGTGGTGGGTAACAGGTACAATGTGTTCCTTGCTGATAGCCAATACAATAGGAACATGGGCGTCAAGCCGATTCCATACTTGACTGGAACGTTCAGAAAGATTGTAGATGGTGAAGCTGTTATTGAGAAGGACGAGAAGGATGAGAAGGGCAACCCAATTAGAGGATATTTTCTTGAAAGCAACTATAGATTCGAAGAGGTGCCAAGCGCGACCGCGAACAAGGTAGTGGACCCTGCTCCCGTGCCCGCATTCAAGAGATATCCGGCGGGAAATGCGCTTAATGCAGTGCGGGCACTGCGGAAAACGCAGGGAGCCCGTCGCAAGACCCGTAAGCACACCCGCCGCTCTCGGAAAACTCGTCGGAGCGTTTAGATAAATGGAGAAGAGAGTGGACTTTTACAAATGGATTCGTGAATTACAAGGTGACGAGAAGACGGCATGGCACAATGCCGCTAAAGTTCTGAGAGACAAAATAGAGAAAGAGTCTGACAAAATTAATAAGCTACCTGCATGGAACAAGTATGGATGGATGGTTGGTGACGCATATTTCGGTAAAGATGTGTGGTACGGCGGCCGCGGAAGACCTAGCAGGGTACGTCGTTATCATGCGCGACGTCAAGCGGAAGCGGCAGCAGCGGCAGCGGCAGCGGAGGCAGCAGCTCACCATCAGCGGGAGCTGAACCCCCATGCACAATCGTACAGGCCCTCTGCGGCAGCTGCGGCAGCGGCGGCCGAGGCGGCGAAGGAGAAGGCAGAGGAGGAGGAGCTACTGAGAGACGCAACATCAAGTCACCTGAAGGGGGGTTATGGGCGTCGCACCCGTAAGCACACTCGCCGCTCTCGGAAAACTCGTCGGAGCGTTTAAATAAGCATGAGTGCACCAAAAGACAAGACCGGAAAGGAAATCGGGGTGAACGATCAGCTTGTATACTTTGCGAACGAAGGCAATAAATCGCATATGGCAATAGTTCTTCGTATTGGTGCTGATGGGGCCCTTTTCGGAATAAAACTTGCGCGCCGCGGCGTCTGGCACACCGACGCCGTGCATGTCCTTGATGGTTACCAGTTTGATCGTTTAGTCAGGACTTACGACCGCGACCTCGATTGGGGCGGTGATCAGATTCTTCGAGATGCGAAAGACTATATTAACATTTCACCATCGCGTGCTCCCCCTGCTCCCCCCGCTCCCCCTGCTGTTATCGACGTCAATCGCAAAGAGCTTCCCGAGGACGACCCAATTCTATATCAGCCATTCAGCGAAGGACAGGACGTTATTCGGATTGGTAAAAGAAACAACTGGCTCTTTGATGGTGTGTCTCTCTCGAAATATTGGAATGACCAGGGCAAAAGGACGAATCCACTCGTGGCTGGATTTAATGGAACTGTATTGAACGACAGTGAGATTGAGCGTGGTATCCTTCACATTGTTGAAGAATCCAAGGGAGGCCGTCGTCGCAAGACTCGCAAGACCCGCAAGCACACCCGCCGCTCTCGGAAAACTCGTCGCAGCCGTAAGTAATGGCGTGTGCGATCACGCGGCTTGAAAAGGGCGACCCCGACATCGCAAAGCTGGCCGCCGTAGCCGAGAAACAACAATCAGAGCTATTAGCTGCTAAGCCACTTGGAGGGCCTGCGGAAGGCCTGCGGAGTAAGCTGCCGATTTTTCCATTCGATACAATGATTACTCCATGGCAATCCACGTCTGGAAATGATCCGGACTGGCATTTTGTCGCACAGGCTCCAGATGGTCGGATATGCGGTTGGCTGACCGCCGAGTTAAAGAATGATCATAACCGGAGGTATATCTATCTTGCAGAAATCAGCACTCGTCGAATCCGAGATGAAGTCTACGGTGGAGTGGGCAGGCAGCTTCACGAAGCACTTGTGGATGCCGCTAGGTCAGGTAAATACAACTTCATCTACCTATATCCATTAAACGATAAGGTCGCAGGAATATACGAAGGATGGGGATATTCTAGCAACAAGAAAATACCCGGTGTTCCTCACCAATTTTACGTGATAGATCGTGGCCCGACTAGGGGCATATTGGACTCTCTCATGAAACAGCTTGAACACATAGAACCTCTTCGTCAGACACGCGAGCGACTTGGAGACACGTTCGACCCATATAGACGAGCTATATTGAGCGATCCAGAGAATCTCAGCGCGCTCAACGATCTCTTCATCGACTTTGAAGTAGAAGCGGAAGCCCGCGATATCGTCGACCGTCCACGCCGAGAGAAACAGCGTGCGGAACTCGCTGCGGCCGACGCGGATCGTTTGGAAAATCAGAACGCCCGAATACTTGAGCTTTTGGACTCCATGAAGAAAGGCGGTCGTCGTCGCACTCGCAAGACGAAGCGCCGCAGCCGTAAAACTCGTAGGCGCCATAAGTAATGGCAGGCGCCGTCGATACGGCCGTAAGCGGTTTAGCAGTGGGAGCTTTCCAGTTCGTTGCCCTGCTCACAATCAGCGTACTTTCCATTGTTGCGTATGCAAAGTATACGGGAACAGATGCCGAAACCAACGTCAACAAGTACAAGGAAAACTGCGGACCGGGCACGTTATGTAGCGATGTTGTACGTGGCGCGCAACAGGGAGGAAAACGGCGCCGCAGCCGTAAAACTCGTCGCCGTCATAAGTAAATGACCGACGAACCCGAGTTAACGAAAAAAATATCGAACGACACGATTGAGACTTGGTACTATGTACTCTTTTGGGTGGCCGCCATATCCGCTGGGTTTATACTCCTGCTTGAACTGTATGTCATGTCAATCTCGCCCAAACGCGGATTTGCCATGCTTCTTCGCTCTGCCCCCATGTTGATACTGACTGTAGTGAACACACTGTTCCTGTACATCCTCAGCGCCCGCGCCCTAAAGTGAGTAGCAATAAAAGATATAGTATTTTGCGTATGGATCGGGATCCTCGTAGTCATCGTCCGATCTCCGAATACCATGCTTGATAAACAAACGCAGTTGGAGTTGTCGGTATAGATCGATGGTCCAATCAAGTTCGTAGCATCTGAATCCGTCCCAGTCAACTTCAGGCCACGGGTGTTCCGTGAGATTGTCTACGTCAAGAATGGGGCGAGGGGTCTCCATTACGTTTAGGAGTGGATGTTGTGTGCTGGATCTGTTTTACTCCAGCGGAGGCATGTCGTCCTCCGGATTGTGGATCGGGGGACGGTCCGGAAAGTAGTCCGCGCGGAAGCCAAACCCGCGGACCGTGCCCGAGGCAGTGTCCATGTCAACGGACACCATTGAGACCCTGAAGTTTGGCCCCAAGGCAACCTCAAGCTCGTGGAGGATGTCCATCTGCCGAACCACGTCCCGAACCCTTCTTCCCTGCCCCCTGCAGTGAACCTCGTCGTTCCAGAAGTAGTGCTTGGGAAAGACGACGTGCATGTCGCGGGGATGCGTGGCCGTCCAAATTGCCGCCAGCATCTGATTCTTGAAATCAGGCATGGAGTTTAGAACCTCCTTGATGATCTTCTCCCTGAGCACCAGAAGGAGGTTCTCGCGGAAGTTGCTGTTGCGGAGGGCGATGTTGAGGTCGTTGATGTCGGCGTTGGAAAGGAGAGGCATTTTGATCGGCGCTACTTTCTAGAGACTGGAGCCGGCGAGATCCATTTTGGACGATTAAAATGGATCCGTGCGTCCACAGATTCCCATTCTTCACCATGGAGTACGACCCTATTCTACTTGCAAGCTGGGTTGCCGCCGTCACTCGTCACGCAGATCTCGTCAGGAACAATGCACCCATCGCCGAACAGAAACGAGCAGAAAATGTCCTCAAGACTGGGTTAGTCCGACTTCTTGTCAGCGTCGGAGTTGACTTTGACCAAGCCATGACCGCCGCGGGGCTGTCCGACGAGGACTATGTGGAAGATGATTAGGTGCCGCATCTACGCTGATGTTGAACAGCGAGGAACCGTTTCTGAAACTCCTTCTTGCAGTGTTGACAGAACCATATCGTCGGCTCAGCTTCAATCAGTACCCGAACAATCTTCTTTTTCGTTTGAGTGCGGGTTGGGCAGGTTCTAGAGTTATGTCCAGCAGAGTGACATAGAGTGCAAGCCATTGTGACACAAAAATAGTTTTTACCTGCGAATCGTTTCCGTTTTATTTGAGGAGCTACTTAGCGACGACAATAGGGACACAGACGAAGGCTTGCCTCCTTCTTGTACTTTTCATCTCGATCATTCTCCCACTTCTCAAGGTCCTTCGACCACTTCTTTACAAGCGGGTATCGGGCACACCACTCGGGGTCTTCACGACCTCCGCTATCAAAATACTCATCTTCAATATTCATTGGATAAGGGAACGGCGGCTGGGGAATGTCCTCTCCATACATGCATCTCTTAAAACAGTCAACGCATACGGAGTGCGTACAGTTGGGCATAACCACACTTTGCTTTGTCTCTAGACACACTGGGCATTCGGCGCTCTCCACAATGTGAAGCTTCTTGCCGAATGTCATGTCACAGTTGGTACAGATACAGATCCCAGCCTTCTTGAGCCCATGAAACCATGGTGGAAGCCATGATCCGCATACGATGTCGTTGCAACAGGGGATCGGCTTACAGTTGTGTGTGCAGGTATAGTCTGGAGACTGTCCATAGGTGTTGCAGTTCGTCGTCTGAGTGAGGCACTCGCCACATCCGCTGCAGTTTGATGCCATGTTGAAGGTAAAAAGTACTTTGTTGTGGTTGCGGGTTCCGTTTTTACCGTGCGTTGAAGTAATCTTGGGAATGAACAATGGCGGCCACAGTGGAGGCACTTGTGTTCGAATGGGTTCTAACGAACGGATCCTTGCCCGGATTTGCTGACCGCGTCAATACGACGAAACACCTGTGGCCCGAAACACCAGAGCCACACCTCATCGTATGGCGGGGACATGGGAGAGTAAAGCCCGGCATTCCCCAGCTTGCGCCACCCGATTCGCTTCGGTCTGATCTCCATCCAGTGATTGGTACATCGAGAGTCAAGGAGTCTGCTGCGGTTTTTGGTGGCGAGGACTGTTGTCTCTATCAAATCGTAGTGAAGCCGGGTGTTCGGTATCTGGACGTTGAACATCTTTTTAGGGAGGACAACGAGGACAGGGACGTCAAGCTTGCTGAGTATATGAAAAAAGAACTTATTCCAGCGGATCGCAAGGGGTTTATTACAAAAACCATCCCAACCAAGAAACTCATCATAGAGTTCAAAAGACGTATTGCGAAAGAACACGAAATCCTTCTCGAAGGCGGAGGTATATTTACAGATCTTGTCCCGGTCAGCGATTCTATGCCCAAGGAGTTTCACACGTCTTATCAAATGAGAGCAGGCGGACGTCGCCGCACCCGCCGCACCCGCCGCACAGCCAAGACAATCCGCATGAAAAAAAGTGAGTATCTCCGCGAGCACCACCATCTTTTTCGGGTGCTGCGGAACCCTACACGACGTGCGCTGAACGCTGAGCTTCAGAAGCAGCAGAAGGAGTTGAAGGAGAGGGGGTTACGGGGTTAGAGTGTGGTTGGCGAGAAACGCGTCCCGAGCGGTAATGGCCTCTTCAAGAGTTGGGAAGGTCTTGGTATATGGAGTAGGAAACCTCTTTGAATGGATATCAACCGTGAAATTACCACTGCTTATCTTTTTGATAAACGATCCGTACTCGCTGACCTTCTTCGGAAATTCGGTTGGAGTTCGGTGTCCGGTAGAATTGAATGCATCGCGCGCGGCTATGGCACGTTCTTTGCTAGAGAATCTTGCGGTGTATCGTTTGAACGTGTTATTGATGGTGACCGCCCACACATTCCCTTCCTTCCAGATTTGTCTCTCACCTGATGATTTCGGTATGTTATCTGTCCTCGTCGCGGCGGCTTCTATTTTCTTCTGAACACGCTCTTTGGACTCGGGACCAGTCGGCCCACGTGCAAGCAGTGTCTCTGAAATTCTTTTTGCCTTCTCGGCTTGTTTTTCTGGGTTGGCAGCAATGTACGCCGCTACGCCTACGCTGATCCGTGCACAATGTTCGTCCGTGCGTGGAAGGGCTCGCATTCTCTCTCCAAACGCTGCCTTTTCTTCATCAGATACAATTCTACCAAGACCAGGTTGGTTTCCACAATGAGCCACGTTGTACCCAGGTGGATCACTGTGGACATATGATTTCTGAAGGTCGGCGTAATATTCTTCTTTCTTGTTGAGTTCGCTCAGTGGTCCAGACCACAGTGTTTCAATCGTAAAGTTCTCTTCGCCATGAAGCCTGATTGCATCGTATAATACGGGACAGCCCCTTCCACCGTTGCGGGCCCTGCACTTATGGTCATTGAACCGGTGGTCCGGCGTCGGTTCGTTGTGCTGTCCTACGTACTTCTTTCCATTGACGATATTGGTGATAAGGTAGATGCAGCCGACACGAGAGTCCAAGAAAGTGATGTTGTCCATCTTGTCTACTTCCTATAGTCTATATCGTATCGCTTCCGTTTTCACTCAACCCACAAGGTAACTAGAAATGAACTACGAGACTGCACTCAAGGCTACTGTTCGTGATCTGCGTGGGTACGCCGCGAAGGAGATTCACATGAACTTTGGAGAGGGATACTTTCGTCAGTGGGCGGAGGACGAGGGCGGCGTTGCCTTTGGCAAGGAGTACCAAGCTACATTCAAAAAGTATTTTGGGGATCGCATTACTCCCGCGATCGACGATAAGCTCTACAACTCTGGGCGGACTATAGGCTACATGTTGGTTGGCCTCTTCGACACGGACACCGACATTGACGACGCGGTGCGTATTGTGGTTTCGTTTGTCATCAACCAAGTCGAGAACACGGCTGATTGGTGCGAGGAGTTGATTGACTCGTTTCCCGAAACGGAGTAGGGCTACGACGCGAACCCTGAACGCTGTCCAATTGTATGCACGAGTACCCTTGTACGGTTGACCTCATACAGAAGGTCCTTGAGAATTTCCCGTTGTTCTTGAGCAAGCTGATTTGCCTTTCTCATCTCCACAATGAGAAGTGCGAGAAGGGTATCAGGACCCGCGCCTACACTGTTAAGAATCTTCTGAGCCTCGTAATCCATTGAAACGATAAATAGTAGCTGAGGGCAGATCCGTTTTACTCCTGATCGGTGTCATCTATGTCATTTCCATCTACATCTGTCTTGGCATAGCAATCTGCGATCCAATGACTCGTGCGTCCGCACCGATGGCAGGCGCCACTCTGTTTCTTCGGCTGAGGTTTGGGTTGATATGTAACGCGGGTCTCTTTGGTCGTGACAACACGCTCAATGACAACCGTCTTGGTAGGCTGCTTCTTCGGAGGCATCTCAATTGAAAAGAGTAGTGGCGATTCCGTCTAGATCCATTTTACTCCTGATCGGGGGGCAGGCTCATCAGACCGTACAGTACACCGAAAAAGACAAGGGTATGAAGGACAAATCCAAACGCCGTAGGGCACCCGTTAACTGCAACACCTGCGATGAACGAGTTCACGAAGCGAAAGGTGACCGGATTGGCAACGAGAAAGAACGCAAGGGCCGAGTACAGAGAGTACTTGAGCTTGAGTCCTGCACTTTTGACCGCCATCTTTGTCTGTAGGCAGATAATAAATGGACGCATACGTAGTGATGTTTTGGGTGGGCATTGCGATTCTGATTGGTTCCCACGTTCTGCTGTTCAAGTCTATGCCCCAGCATTCAACCATCGCACTCGTTGCGACTGGATTGGTGTTTGTCGGCTCAAAGCTTGGACGTGAGTTTCTTGGTTTGGCGTAAACGTCTGCGACGACGGGTCCCGAGGCCCCTTGTGGACCGTGTCCCGCCTCGATACTTGACGGGTATGATTGTGACCTTTTTTAACCCACTGTCCGGACCGTCAATGTCTTCAATCAACGCCTTGTATGGAGGAAG